ACATGCTCTGTATTCTGGTCTGAATGGTGGAACAACACTTGGTGCTGCGGGCGGAGCAGTAACACTGGCTAAGATTGCCGGTGCAATTGCTTATTCTAAAGCTAACAAGTTTGGTTCTCAGGTATATATACTTCAGCATCCTAATGCGGTATACCAGATTGCTGCTACTGCTGTAACAGCATCTACTACATATCCTGTACCAAAGGGATGGACAGAAGATTTGCTTGGTGATTTCTTTAGTGGATTACGACCACTAAATGGAGTTCCAATATTTGAAGATGGAAACCTTTCAGTAGATAGCAGTGACGATGCTATTGGTGTAATAGCCGATAAGTCCGCACTTGCTGTACTGAAGTCTGTAGATACCAGGACTGAGAGGCAAAGAGACGCTTCTCTCAGGGCTACAGAACTTGTCATAACCAGCGACTATGGGGTATTTGAATTAGATGACAGCAGAGGAGCGCCGCTTACTTACGATGCTTCTGCACCTGCAACAAGCTAGTCTAGACAAGAAAACTTATGGGGGATAAATGGTTAATTTAAGCGACAGGCAGAGAACAAGGAACGAGCTGGTATCTATAGGGTATTCCTGGGACTACATTGATGAGTGGCAACCCAAGACAACACTGTACCGCCATGCTCCTGGTCTGAATGTTGACGGAAATGAGGTTTCCCCGGTTGGTTCATCCGTAGAGGGTGTGCCGGGAAGTCCTGATTATGTATTAAAGAAAGCCAGGATAGGAATGTTCCCATCCCCCCCTAGTGATACCTGTACATGTAGATGGTGTACAGGAAGAAAGATGGAAAAGCAGAAAGCTGAAGAGGTAGCGGAAGAGTACCGTTGTGATGAACAGGATTGTAATTTCTTTGCAGTCAGTGAATCACATTCAGGGAAACTCTCAAGTCTCAGGATGCATAAGCGAAACACACACGGATAAGTATTTACTGTAACTGTAACGATTGACCGTGGTTACGGTAGATGATTATATATAACGGTTGGTCGCAGGGGGTAAACCCTGTAAACAAGTAACCTTTAAGGAGGTTAGATATGTCTTTTCCGCAAACGATAATGGGGAAATATGGGTGGGAGAAAGTAACTACTACTTCTCAGAAACATAAACTTGGAACTCGTATGCAGATTTTCGATAGAGAATTTGTGTATGTTTTAGCAGGAGAAGCTATAACAGCCGGTCTGTTATTAATGGGTAAGGCAGGAACTGCTGCCCATCAGGTTGACTTGGCAGTAAATGCTGGCTCTGCTGGTGACACTACAGTAACTCTTTCTGGGTCACTGACTATTACTAAAGACCTATACAAAGATGGTTGGCTTATCTTCAACGATGTTGAGGAAGAAGGTCATATGTACAGGGTCAAAAGCAATACTGCGGTATCCAGTGCAACAGGATGTGTCATAACACTTGATGAAGAAGATGGACTTGTGACTGCAATTACAACTTCCCAACAGGTTGGATTATATGAAAACCCATACAAAGATGTAGAGATACATGATGCTAGTGATATTGACCATGTTCCAGTAGGTTGGGCTTGTGTTGACATTGCAAATGATGCTTATGGATGGGTTTGCACCACTGGAATTACAACTGCTTTGATTGAAGGGACTCCCGGTATCGGGTTACCTTTGGTTGCTTCTAATAGTACAGATGGGTCTGTAGAAATACTTGACTCTGATGACGATGCAGAAGGAACTATAGTTGGATATATGGGACCGATAGCTGGAGTTAATGGCGAGTACGGACTCATAAAAGCTAACATAGGTTAATGACACTGAATCCACAGGAACTAGACTTATGGGTCCCGGAGGGAGTAACGCATAGCGCTACTCACGTAGTGGGGCGTAATGCTGAAACTGGTGAACCGATATATGAGTACACATTTAAGGTACACGATGAGGTGACTGGTAGAAGTCATAAGTTCCAGGTTCTTGCGGATGATACTACCTCCGCGGCTCACGTTGAGGAGATGGTAGGGAATGCAATGGAGAGTTGGCTTGTTGAGGTTAGGAGAAAACACAGCAAGCCAGCTCCTACGCCAGAACAACGCAAGGAAATTGGCAAGATATTAAACGAAATCAAAAATTATGCAGGGCGGCGCAGTGACAGTAGTAACAATAAACTGTACTACTCAGGCACAAAGCGCTGAAAGGACACAAGATGACAACACAACCGACAGAAATTTCAATCACTGAAAACGATATAAGAATGGCATTACAGCAGAAGGTAAATCAGGTTACTAACCTTGAGTTACAACTGGCTACTCTCAGTAGAGTTCTTGGTGAAAGAGATAGTAGAATAGAAGAACTTGAGAAGCAGTTAGAGCAAGACGAACTGGAAGAGTAATATGGCAGACTCTAGGTTAAAACGAGCAGGAGTTAGTGGGTTTAATAAACCTAAAAGAACTCCTTCTCATCCTAAAAAGTCTCATGTTGTAGTTGCTAAGTCTGGTGGTCAAATTAAAACTATCAGATTTGGACAGCAGGGAGTTAGAGGGGCAGGTAAGAATCCTAGGTCAGCAAGTGAAAAAGCAAGAAAGAAATCTTTCAAGGCTCGTCATGGGAAAAACATTGCCAAAGGGAAAATGTCTGCTGCTTACTGGGCAGATAAAGTTAAATGGTAGGAGACTAATATGCCTAAAGTAGGAAAGAAGAAATTTAAAACTGTTACTGCTGCCAAGAAAGCTGCCAAGAAAACTGGCAAGAAAATGGTTCGTACTAAAAAGCGCTACTAAATTGAGGTGTAGACATGGCAGTGATTCAGGGGCGTACCCGTAAGGAGATTCGCCAGTCTATAGGATATAACCTTGGTACTATCTACGTTAGTACAGCTACAGGAGGTAGTTCTTCTACTGTAGTAGATACGAGCCTGACCACTGTAATAGGTGGTAATGATGACCATATTGGTAAGTGGATTGTATTTACGTCAGGAGCCTTGGATGGAACTATAGCCAGGATTACTGACTATGTTGCATCTTCAACAACACTTACGTTTCAACCTACCGCAGGTTCTTCTGCGTCCGGGCTTACGTATGAATTGTGGGACAGTGATTATCCCCCGGCAAGAATCCATGACTTTATAAACCAGTCTATTACAGAAGCCACAGGCTACACTTACGACATGGTTGAAGACCAGAGTCTGCACAGTGACGGACATACCCTTAGATTCGATATTCCTACCGGGCTATCTATGATTCAGGATATTTACTACCGTGACAAAGTAGAGTTTACGCAATTACATGGATGCAATACGGCATTTGATTCCAGTGTAGATTCTGATATTACTGTATCTGTAGATGGAGAAGATAAAAAGAGAGATACTAGCAGTTGCAAGTTTGTAATTGCTGCAGGTGCAAGTGCGGGAGATATAGCAGGAGACACCTTTACTGCTAAAGATATAAGTAAGTATGACTATGTAGAATTCTGGATTAAGAGTACTGTAGCCACATCATCAGGGAACTTAAAGATTCATATTGATGACGCAGCTATAACGACCAGTACCATATCTGCTGGAACTGTTCTTGAAACTGTAAATGTTCCAGCTTTATCAGCAGACACATGGGCATTTTGCAGACTAGCATTATCTAATTCTGAGTCTAATACAGCTATTGCCGCTGTTGCTCTTGAGTATGATTCAGACCTTGGGGCCTGTACGGTATGGCTTGATGACATATCAGTTACACGAAACGATACAGGTTACTGGAGACAGGTGCCACGTAATCTATGGCGTATAGACAAGCAGTCCAGGGACATAGTATTTGATGAGTACTTTGACGGCTTTGCTCCTTACTCTTTATTAAAAATAGTAGGAGGAGATAAGCCAGCTCTCCTGTCATCTGACAGTACTACTAATGAAATCAGTGATAGTTATATCATTGAGAGGACAACTGCACTTGCGTTCTCAGCAAGTTCGGGTGGCCCTAATACTGACCCTGATGCTCGGAGGCAGCAGGCAGCGTTCTGGTTTGGAATGGCTCAAGCCAGTAAACGTAATTTTCCTCTTTTGACTAACGTGCGGACGGTTGATTAATGGCGAACAAGGTATCAGCAAACAATGAGATATACCTCAATGGTGTTTATTATCCTCTGACACGCCCTGTGCAGAGCGTACTGGCATCATTGTATCCAGCCAAGGTAGTTATAGGAGATACAACCCGTGACTCACAGACACGTTCATCTGTTATAGCGTGGTCTGACTGGAGAGGTGGGCTTGGTGTGAACAGGATGGAGGGAGCTGGTGAAACAGATAGAGCGTGGTGGTCAGAATGTCAGCTTAGATACAAGAATCACCTTGTTATGCCAGGCAAGGGAGAAATTACGGCTTCAGTATCTCACGGTCGTTCAAATGCAAAGATAGGTGCTATCGGAGAACTCAGTGATGCGGTGTATGCCGTATGGAACGGGACAGCATCAGAAGACCCCAAGCTATACAAGTATAATAATACCTCTGATACATGGGGTTCAGCGCTGACAGCAAGTGGTCTTGTGGACCAGGTTACAGATGTACTGAATTTTACTGACAGAGCAAGTACTACATTTCTGGTCTTTGCACATTATGACAGTAACGGTTCCGGGTACACTTATTCATCCGATGGTACCAACTGGTATTCAGATAACCAGGCTACGCAGTATATAGCGTTCTGGGATGAGAGATTGTGGGGCATATCATACACAGGACAGTTATGGTATATCTCTACTGCTTTAAATACTTCAGGTAATAACAACAATACTGAAGTAACAGATGCCAAGTTGCCATTGCCTGACGGGTATGTAACAGGATTATTTGTAGCACGTGATGCGTCAGGAGAGCCTATTCTGTATGCATCAACCAAGAAGGGGTTATGGGCGCATGACGCGGCTAACTCACGGTTTGTTGAGACTCAGTTAGGATTA